GTTACATCAACGCTTCTGTCCGGGATATATAATCCACCGGGCGTTTCCATGTCTGTCCAAAATGCATCAAAGTCAACACCTTTGTTGAGAGTTACTAGATACTCTTCCATTATGCAGATGAACCGTCATCTAAGTTAATCCATCCAGTTCCCTGATAAACATTAACTTTGTTTGTACTTGAATTGAATACCATATCTCCACCAACAGGTGATCCTATAGCATTTCGTTGTGTAGTAGTTAAGTTGGGTAAACGGAATGGACCGCCAAGTACACTTGTTCTATTACTTGCGTTCAGGGTAATATCCACAGCACTAAAGTTACTTGTGCCTGTGCCGGTTGTATTAAAATTTGTAACTGTTACAGTATCAAATACTACTGAATCTGTTGTGTTTAGATTCTGATTAGAAAAACTGCTGGGTCTGTTAATTAGACTGTTGTAATCACCATTAAAGGCCACACTTGCTAAACTGGTTGTTAGAGCTATTCCTGATAAGTCAGGTGGTGTATATGTTAGTACTCCAGGTGATGTTCCACTATATGTTAGACTTGCTGTTCCGACTGCATTTTGTACGACTGTTATTCCTGCAATAGCATCAGCTACATCGGCATCAGTAGCATATCCACTAGATAATGTACCACCGCCGGTAGCATTATTGTTTGGTGCTCCTAAATTAGTTGTTGTACTTGAATCAGAGTGTACTACAGTTCCACTTGTTGATATTCCATCCAGTCCAGGCTGGCTTGGTAGTACAGCCGCATCACCAGTTGATTTTGATGAACTTGTTTGCTTGGGTACATCCGTATATCCAATTACTTTACCACAATAATCATATGTTGGTATACGATCACTTACTTCATTAACTGGAGCAATTGTGGCTTCCAGTTTAGCAATCATCTCAGGTTCAAGTATATAATGGAAAATGTTATTTCCCTGACCGTCTACTTCATATCCTTTTAGTTGATCATATGATCCTTTTAGTCCAGCACCAAGTCTTTGTGCTTGTTGGATACTCATATTCTCAACATCAATTGCAACACCTACATTTGTGTTTACACGATTGTTTGGTGCAAAGTTACTACCGCCCTTGCTCTCTGTTGATCCACTACCGAACTTATTTTCCAGTTCAACTAGTGCTTTCATATCTGTTTTAAATTTGTTTGCAGTTGCAGTCCACTGATCAGTAATTGATGCTGGTAAGTTAGCAATGTTGGCTAAGTTATCGCCAATATCTTTTAGTAGTCCACCTGTAAATAAGTCTGCTTTGAAACCTCCGTCTGCACTAATACAACCACCAATTTCACTAGTTGCTAGTGTGCCTAAACTGTCCAGTAGGTCATGTCCAGCACCTGTAAAACTACCGAAAGCATCTGCTAATACGTTTGGTATTGCTCTGGGTACAATTGGTGTTCCACAAAAGTTAATCATATTGGCAACAGCCGCCACCTCAGCAATGGCGCTATTCATACGATTAAGTACGTTCTCAATATCTGTATGTGCTATGAAGTTTTCTAGTTCTTGTTCAGCTTCTGTTAGTGCTTGCTTTAAGTCTGCTAGAGCCGCCGGTATCTCAGGTATAAGTCTACCCAAGTTTATCTTTAAACAAATTTGTAGGTTTGGAAGTTTAATGCCATTACCAGCTAGTAGACTACAAATAATCTCTCTAACTGTTATATCTGTTGTTGTGGCTGTTACAGTACCTTGATCATTAACTGTTACACTTGTTGGTACACTAACTGTTCTGTTTAGATATTCATTAGCACTAGCAACACCACCTGCAAAATCAACCACGTTAACCTCCTATATACACATTACCACTGCCACTTGTCGCCGCAGGATTACAATGTGGAGGGATAGGACATATAGCATCTGGGTTTGCATCATTACCTTGTAATACTACTAATTTGTTACCAACATATACACCTGGATTGGCGGCAATTAAACCACCGCCACCATGACTATTGGGATTACCGTCTACGGCAGTTAAGAGATTATTAGTATATACGTTGGGATTGGCCGCATTTGTGCTGGCTCCACAACTTCTATCGTCTGTATCTCTGTGAACTGCTGCCATTAATTAACTACCGCTAAACCTGATGTACTCTGTGTATATGTATTAGAGGCATCCTTTTCCGTCTTTACTATACATATAATACTATTTAGCTTGATTTTGTACTTGGCGTCTGGGCCAACAGTAAACATAAAGGGAGCAAGTCCCATTCCGCCTTCGTTGCCTGCTACTAACATTAGAGGCTTTCTAATCTCTACTAGGCTGTCTGTTTCTGATTGTAGAGTGGCTACCATTTCTTCGCCACTTGATAGTTTGATGCTGACGATATCGCCAACCTTATATGGTGCTTCTATTAACATTTTATGATCCGTATCCTGTTCCGTTAAAATTACTGTTTTCCATGTATTCAACTAAGTCGTCATAACCACCAATTACCCTACCACTAATAATAATTTGTGGTACTGTTCTGGCTTGTGGTGCTACTTCTAATAGTTGTTCTCTTGTGACGTCTACGCCAATTTTCTTTTCCACATATTGTAGTTGCATACTTTCAAGTAAGCGTTTAGCTCTGATACAATAGGCGCAATTTTCTTTACTATAGACTTCAATGTCTTGAGGCATTGCTGACTCCTGTTTATAAACTTAGTCCTGCAAAAGTTTCTGTATCAACATCTTGTTTTACACCTCCGATAACGTAGCTGGAGATTTCTGTTTCCTGTGGTGCGACTTGTACTTCTGCTCCTGATATCCACTTCTGTGTCCAGGGTAATGGGTTCGCTTGTGTAGTTGTATAAGGACATTTAATTCCTAGTGCAACCATTCTTTTACAACAGATCCATTCAATATAATTATGTAATAGTTCTGCATTTAGACCAATCATACTACCATCTTTAAACAGATAATCAGCCCATTCTTTTTCTTGCTCTACTGCGTCAATGAACATTTGCTGAACTTCATCAGCACATTCAATGGCTATCTTTGCAAAATCTGGATCCTCTTTTGTGAGTACTTTACTTATTAAGTACTGTGTTGAACCTAGATGTACGTTCTCATCACGGGCAATAAACTTAATAATCTTAGCATTGCCTTCCATCTTCTTAAGTTCAGCAAACGCCCAACTACATGCAAACGATACATAGAAGCGAATACCTTCCAGTACATTAACACTATTGATACACAACCAAATTTTCTTCTTTAGTTCATACATATCAATGTCAATAGTCTTGCCGTTTACTTTGTGTTTACCTTCGCCCAACAATCTATAGTACATACTCATTGTAATTAGATCATCATAGTACTTGGAAATGTCTCCAGCACAATCAACAATCTCTTGTGAATCCATTAGCTCATCAAAGATTTTACTTGGGTCACTAAAGATGTTACGGATAATATGTGTGTAACTTCTACTGTGGATTGTCTCTGAAAATGTCCAGGTAATAATCCAATTTTCTAGTTCAGGCAAAGAAACAATGGGACTGAATGCCTCGTTTGGTGCTCTCCCTTGTACACTATCAAGTAGTATCTGTCTTTTTAGATTACTTGTAAAGATGTGTTGCTCGTGTTCAGTAAGATCCTTAAAGTCTTTTGAATCTTTACTTACATCAACTTCTTCAGGTCTCCAAAAGAAACCCAATTGCTTGTCAGTCAGCTTATCAAACTGCTTGTACTTCATTGTATCATATCTTTGCATACCTAGGCATTCATCTAAAAATGCATTAGCCTCTGTATGACTCTTATTGTTATCTATATTTAAAACCGTCATCTCTTTCCTTGTTCCCCTAAATTACACAACTTTCACAATAGGCGTCATCTGCATCGCCCACTTCCAATGGTACTTCATCTTTAAACTCTATTTCACCTTGTCCATCATAAGTGTTGAAATAGTATAGTTGTTTTCCACCAAATTTGTAGAACATTACAAGATGTTGTAATAGTACACTCATTGGTATCTTTTCGTCTGGATAGTGTTCAGGATTGTAACTTGTGTTTACACTAATACCCTGATCAATATATTTTTGTAATACTGCCATGATCTTTAAGTAACCTTCAGGTGACTTCTGATCCCATAGCAAGTCGTATTTATTCTTTAGGCGTGGATATCCCGGAACAACTTGTTTAAGTATTCCATCTTTACTCTGCTTTACACTCACAAACGCTCTAGGCGGTTCAACGCCGTTAGTACTGTTGCTAATTTGTGCAGACGTTTCACTAGGCATAAGTGCCATTAGAGTACTATTACGAATACCAGTTTCTTTTAATTGTTTACGCAATCCTGTCCAATCCTGCCGTTCTTTATGTGGTACTAGTGTGTCCACATCTTTCTTATAAGTTTGGTTAGGTGTAATACCTTGTCCATACTTTGTTTCCATATTACCACTGATACTACCTTTTTCTACTGCCAAGTCTGCACTTGCTTTAATTAAGTAATAACTCCATGCTTCTGACCATTCATCCACTAGTTCTAGATTGGGATCCTGATAGTTGGTATCGTTCTTTGCTAACCAATAAGCAAAGTTAATGATGCCAATACCCAATGGACGTCTTTTCATTGTGCTTAATTCTGCCGCCAGTACTGGATACTTCTGATAATCCAACAGAGCATCAAGTCCACGAACTGCTAGAGCCGCCGGCTTTTCAAAGTCTGCTGGAGTTCTAATGTTACCCCAATTAATCGCACTTAGAGTACATAGGCTAATTTCACCTTCTTCATCCATAATATGTTTTAGTGGCTTAGTAGGTAAGTTAATTTCACAACATAGATTAGACTGGTGAATAGGTGCTACTGCTTCATCAAATGCACTATGAGTATTTGCATGATCCACATTCATTAAGTAAATACGTCCTGTATTCTTACGTTCCTCCATAAACATACCAAACAAAGCACTTGCTGGCATTGTCTTTTTACGGATTTTTGTATTACGTTCTGCTATCTCATATAGACGCTTGAATTCATCCTGATCATTAAAAAATGCTTCATTAAGTCCTGGAACATCACTAGGTGAGAATAAAGTAATATCACCACCAGACAGTAGACGCTCATACATTAACTTGTTAAATTGTACGCCATAGTCCATGTGTCTTACACGATTGTCTTCTGTACCTTTATTGTTCTTTAGTACTAGTAAGTCTTCCACTTCCAAATGCCAGATAGGATAGTATAGAGTTGCCGCTCCACCACGTACACCGCCTTGGCTACATGACTTAACACTTGATTGGAATAGTTTATAGAAAGGAATGACGCCAGTGTGACTAGCATCACCACGTCTAATCTGACTACCAATGGCACGAATCTTTCCAGCACCAATACCAATGCCTGCTTTCTGTGAAACATACTTAACAATAGCACTTGATGTTGCATTAATGCTGTCTAGACTATCATCTGTTTCTATTAGAACGCAAGAAGAAAACTGCCTTTGCGGAGTACGAACACCTGCCATAACTGGTGTGGGTAAACTAATATCAAAGTTACTGATCGCATCATAATAATCTTTAACCCATTTCATACGCTCTTGTTTAGGATAGTCACCAAAAAGAACTAGGGAAATCATCATGTATGTAATTTGTGGTGTTTCATAAATATCACCAGTAACACGGTTCTGTGCAAGATACTTGCCTCTGAATTGTTCCATGCCTACATAAGCAATGTTCTCATCTCTGTCATGCTTGATATATGAATCAGCTATGTTTAATTCTTCTTCTGTATATGAGTTTGTTATCTCTGAATCATAGTATCCAAGATCAATATTCTTTGTAATGATGTCTTTTAAATGCCAGGGTGTAAAACTATCATATACATTTTTACGAAGATGATAGTTAATTAAACGTCCTGCTACCCATTGGTATCCAGGAGTCTCTTCGCTAATTAAATCAGCGGCCGCTTTGATTAATGTTTCTTGAATGTCTGTTGATTTGATGCCATCGTAGAATTGTAAATGACTTTTTATTTCTACTTCACTAGCACTAACACCTGTTATTCCTTCACATGCATAAAATACTACTTGATGCATTTTTTCTAAATCTAGTTTTTCCTTAGAGCCATCTCGCTTGAGTACGCCAATTTCTTTTGTCATGTTATTTTACCTATTATGTTTTTTAACGTCTTCTATTTAATACCAGATGGCGGAAGTTTACTTGTGCTTTATTAAATCTTCTACATTCCATGACTGTACTATTTCGCTATTATCTAGAACCTTAGTTGCGTCTTCTATTATACCATAAGTATAGTTTAATATGTACGACTTGTCAACTAAAACAATCAATCCTAAGAAATGATCTGTCCTATCTTGTAGTAAACACAGTTCAGTCTGCTTCTCTAATAACTGTATAGAGTAAGCCATACCTAGTGCAATGGCATTTTCATCGAACTCTCCCTTGTGAATCAATTCCCAGGGGTCAGGCCAATCATTTGAATTATAGATGTCTATAACCCTTGTGCCTATTGGAGCCATTTTCCACCAGGCGATTACAGATTCTAATTGTTGTTCAGTACCTAAGGCACTAACTTGCTTCCTAAACGACCTCCACTCTCGTAGTCGGTCATCTGGAGATAACGTCCAGATATTCTTTGTCATTTTAGTTTATACTGATTTCCAGTTCTTAGTTACATAACTAAATGTTGTTGCCGTTGTATCTGTTGCTGTGTATTGTAATGTCCATACTGCCGGAGAACCCGACCAAGCACCAGAGAATGTATGATCAAGTAGAGTAGTTGTACTAGATGTATGTTCGTCATTAATTGTAACGTTACCGGAGGCTCCGGCTATACCAATTCTAATTACGCCTTTTCTAATATGAGTCGTATGTTTTAACGTATATTCAATGTTTACACTATCATAACGTGTTGGATCAATAGTAATACCAGCACTGGTTGCCGATGCTTGTTGATTTAACGTACTGCTTAGTGGAACATCTAATCCAACATCAGGACTTAATGTATATACTTCTGTGTTGTATGATAACACAACGGCACTGGCATTTGCTGGAGCAGGTGTAATCCTAACTACAGTACCATCACCTAATTTAGTAATTGAGGCTGGGTTAATTGCTGAGCCGTCTTCTGTAACCGCATAAGCTACTAATGGGTCAAAGTCTATACCAAAATCAAAATCGGTTGTTGTTCCATCGCCTGTTCGTGTAATTGTTTCATTACCAATGAATAGTCGTTGGGCATCAGTTGCGTATCCCATTTCACCACTATCTAAGATAGGAAGATCAGCGAGTACGCCTTTCCTCAATTGAATTTTTGCTATAGTATCTGCCATTTGTTCATTCTCCGTATAATGTATTTAGCATCAAATACCATAGAACTGTTGTAAACGTTGAGCCCATTTCAGTTCCCATGTCTTAAATTCTTCAGCATTTGCTTCAAATAATTGCCACTGGCAATCACCACTACACATAAAAATTGCTATGTTTTCTATATTAGTATCAAACATTTCGTTATGTGCATTTGCATAAGCGGCACCCTGGAGGAAGTAATCATCAATCCATTCACGCTTCTTAGGCTTGTTAGTTTGCTTGAAGTCCATAATAGTAGGCTTACCTTTGTACATACCAACCAAGTCAGTAGTACCAGCATATAGTTCTTTTGCTACTAAATTTACTTCTGTACCCCAGATCTCTTGTACATCGCTTTCAATATTTTCAACAACAACTTGTGCCATTGCCTTTGCTTGCTGATGTACAACGTTGTTGCCAGGGTTATACGTTTCGTATTCACCCAATGCCCAATGTTCTAATATATTGTGCATAACTGTTCCGCGATTCGCGGCAGTTGTTGTGATACGTTGGGCTTCATCTTTGCCAACACGTTTCTTCCAATTCGCTAAGGCTTGTCGCTTTTCAGCAGGCTGTGTAGCACTTAGGATTGTCGTTACACTTGGTACAGGATCTCCATAAGGATTTATATATAGACGTTTGCCATCTACTTCTGTACGTTTTAACTCTTTATAATCGTAGGGGGATTTTATTTTTACCATACTCTTATAGTATAGCCTTTACACACTATTGTCAAGAGTTATTTTGAAATTACCAGTAAAGATTCCACTGATATGTGTTTTGTGAAGTAGTGTTTGTAGTACGTTCAATCTTAAAACCCATGTTTTGAAAATGAGCTATAACTTGGTCCATTTGTTGGCTTTCGCCTCTGTTTGTTCTTGTACCTTGCCAAGTTTGAAAGTAGTTTACACTTGATGGTGTGGTAATATTTGCAACGCCTGTTGTTAATCCAAGAGCTGTATTTGCCGTTCCTGCACCAATCTCATAAGTCCATACTGCACTAGGTTGTCCAGTAAATGTTAGTACTAGATTGTTGGTGGCATTTTTACTTGCTACAACACCAGTTACTCCTGCATCATTGATGTCAGCAATAATGGCATTTAGACTAGTACCCGTTGTTCCGAGTACTATTGTAGTTGTTCCGAGTATAATTGAATCACTAACATTAATAGTAGGGTTTGCTACAGTTCCTGTTACGACTTCAGTAGGCGAGGATTCTGTCATTGTTGTACCATCATCCACGTAGGCAACAAACTCACCTGCGGCACTTGCCGTAATTACTGCTAACATGATAGTCGAAACCTCATTATAGATTGTAATGTCTTCACGACTCTTTGATCTTGCCTGTGATGCGTTTAATCCTACACTCATTTTTTCATCTCTTTATCTACTTGTTTCTTAGCAAGTTTCTTAACTTGGTTCTTCTGTACTCCTGGATCCGGTAGATCAGTTGCATTATGACTCTGATCACTATCAGTATTGAAAAAGGCAACACCGTCTTTGATGTTCCTTACAATTGCGAGACTACCTAATAAATCAAAAAGGGCATTTTCATCTAAATCATGTCCCTGATGGGATAATTCATCTGAAAGTGTTTCAAGTGGAATACTATCCAATCCCTCACCAGCCATAGCCGTTAAGAGATCCAGTACTGCATCTTTACTTGTTGCATTTTCCCTGATAAGATCCGTTAGTCGCATATTACTTTCTCATTACTGCGAATGCTTGTTTAAGAATATCTTTGCTAACTTTACCATCAGCTTGTGCTTCTTTAACAAGTTTCAATGCTTGTAAATATGCATCTTCCTTCATTTCACGACCAGTGTCATCCACCATTGCGTCAGCAGCATCGGCTCCACCAAAGTCATCGTCTGCTGGTGCTTCAGCATCCATATCTGGCATTGGCTCTTCTGCTGGAGCTTCTGGATCCATGTCCATACCTGTGTCCATAGCCATATCGTCTGCTGGTGCTTGGCCTTGTGCAACCATAAGAGCATTGTTAACACCATCATTTGCGGCTTTAACTGCTTCTAGAGCTCCACCAATTGCCTGCTCAGCCGCCGCATTAAAGGCTTCTGCTTCTGCAAGTCCGATTTCTTCCTTCATTGCATTAGTAATTGACATTAGGTCTTCAACTTGCATACTTGCTAAGTTCTCAGCCATTTTTTGTAGATCATCAGCTACTTGCTTTGCCGCTAGTAGTACTTCTGCTTGATCTAAATCTGCTGATTCTTTAATCTTAATTTTCTTATCTGTTCTAGCTGGTGCTACTTCAGTAACTACTAGCTTCAATCCCTCTGCAATTAGCATAAGTTTTTGGAAATTTTTGTTGGATGCATCAACACCATTGCTACGCAGATCCTCAAGTCTGGATTCAGTAACTTTTGCTACTTTTTGAATCTTCTCAAGTGGCATTTCGAAATTAAAATCAATATCGAAAACCTCTGATAGCGTACGGTGAAGTCTTGCAAACTTCTTTTCTTGTAAATCGTTTAAAATCATGGTATACCTCGCTTTAATTGTATATAATGTATTTATGCTTTTGTGAATTTAATTGCAGATTAGATTAGGGACTTAATCTGTTTCTTAATACCACTAGCCTTGCTCATTGCCGCACTTTGCTTTGCAGAATAAACATCTTTCTTATAGGATTCTTTAATCATTTTAGTACGATGCTTGTGTGTCGCCGCTTCAGTTAAGTAACTATTGTATCTGGAATCCAAATCTACAATCTTTTTAATTTTATGTGTATTTTCTGTTACTAAGTTTTTAAGAATTGACATTGCTGTTTCGAATAAACTAATATCTCTATAAAGAATATTGCCGTCAGCATCACTAATATCGTAAAATGTTTTCTGAAAGTTTTCAACTAAGTGGCGTTTTTCCATTATGAGGTTGTATCCGCCCATTGTGATATTACTATTTCTATTAGCAATCCCTACTGCTGTTATACTGTCTGTATTTCTATCTTCGTTAATTGTTTGTGCTACATTGGTTGTAGCATCTTCCAATTTTTTAAGAATATCATACATCTCTTGACTATTGGGATTTGCTGTAACGTGTGCCTTTACTTCTGAAGCTGATTCAGATAGTGTGGCAGGTTGGCCGCTCTCAGCGTCCTGCAATTTTTGTAAGATGGCTTTCATCTCTTGTGATTCTATTGACATTATAAACTTCCTTTGGTTTTACTAAAATAGGTTTTACCTTCACGACGTTCTCGCATTGCTACACCTTTGCTCACTAAGGCTTGTGCAACGTCTTGATCTCTTTCACTTAGGTCTGCTTTGCATACTTCTTCAGTCATGCATTCCAGTACCTTGTTTTCTAAATTACTAAGTATAATACTGATGCCACCTGGGCATTCAACCATTTTCATTTATTTTACTCCAGCTAAGGATTTAAGTCTTTGTATTTCTGCGTCTTGATTTTGTAATCGTTGTGAATTGCTTTGAATGTTTGCATTGTTATCACTACGTTCTATATCGTCAGGATCTGCAACACCAGCCCCGCCTTGTCCGCCACCGGTTCCTGTAGGTTGTTTATTACCACCCGCTACCTGTCTCGCTTTGCTTGTTGAATCTCTGGCCTGATCTATATTCATATTGTTTGCTCTACGATTTTGTATGTTATTTTTCTTCTGTGCATTCTGGCTACTACTGGCTGACATTTGTCCAGTTGAACCAGTTCCATAACCTGCTTCTTCAATGTCTCTTTCTTTTAATTGATTCTTGTTAATTACATCCACTAGTCTTTTTTCTAAATCTTGTATATGTTTTTTATTCTGTGTGTCTGCATTATCGCCATCTAATTCATTCTTTTCTACATCAGCAAGTAAGGCACTTATTAAGTCTTCACTGTGTGGATATTTGGCTTGTAGTCTTTTAACTGCATACTGTGTCTTTGGATCGAAGCCTGTTAGACTATCGTCATCAACAGCAGATTCATTTGTTGGACTCATATCTATGTTATCACTGAACTTATCATCATCCTCTGATTTAATTGCATCTACTAGGTTTAGTGTATCACGGTAATTCATGTTCTTAAGTTGTTTACTAACCTCTTCTGCAGTCAGTTCAACACCAAATTTTACACTAGCATATTCAATTACTGTATCAATAATACTGTTGCCTTTTACATCCATTACTTTTACCTTCTCGCTTTATTAAGTTGTTTTACAATCTTACTAGCAGGATTAATACGTTTTGTTCTTTGTGCTTTCTTTGTCATTCTAGCACCCTTACTAGCTTTTGTTTTCTTAAGAGTAAATCTCTTCTTTAAATCTATAGGTGCACTACATTGGGCTGGAGAGCTTACAACTCTTCCTTTGCGTTTACCTACTGTACAACGAAACTTCTTAACGACTTTATTGCCACGTTTAGCAAAGACAAGTTTAGCTTCGCTGACTACTGTATTATAAGCCTCTGTGAAAAACATTTAACCACCTAATCCCGGAAGATTTAACAACAATAATACTACTGTTGACAATAAACCTGCAATCACTGTAGCCGCCGCACCGATAATAAGTTTATTACCACCTGCTTTGTCTGATGCTTGTTTTTCTGCTATTTTAGTCAATGACTCTTCTAGTCTATCAAACCTTTTGTCTAAGTTGTCTAGTTTTTCTTCCATAACGCGGTATCTCTCTGCACATAAATCTACGTGGGCTTCGAGATTTTCACGCTCTAGTCTTGACTGTTGCATTGCCATCGTTTTTTACTTTTCCAACTAGTCTCTTAAAGAGCTGATTTTCCATTAAGTACTTCTTGTACGTTATATGTATTTATAAGAAAGTAGTGGAAGTAAAGTATAAATTTTTACTTTGGGCATTCACAGTATCAAAGTAATCAATTATATTGTGTGTTTCATCTAAATCATTGTTAACAGGCACACTATTACAGTCAGTAGTTGCCCAATATACAGGATCTTCTTCACGTTGCCATACTGCATCATGTTCACTAGCAAACTTTAGTTGCCAGACTGTGCCTGTACCTGTGTAATCGGTACCAAAGTCGTAATCAGATAGGTCCTGTGTTTCTAATTTATAAACACTTGACAATACTAATTGTGTTCTCATACTTAGAACTTGTATTAGAGTATTTGTATTTTGGGATTGTCGGTAAGTTTTGCTGTTACCTTTGGGATTGCTGTCACCAGCATCAGTTATGTCTACTATAGTGTATGCAATTAAAAAATTTATATCGCCGGAAAGAACTTCTCCGGGTCGTCTAGTACCGTGAACCTTTTGTGTCATGTTAGCCTTTAGCTATTTTACTCAACGCATAACCGGCAGCAAATAATCCTGCACCCCTTGCCACTCTTTGTGCAATAGATTTCTTTTCTTCTTTGTCTAAGTTTAGATTAGAATCTTTTGCATACTTGGCAAACAATGGCATTAGATCACTTCGTCTAGCATTCAAGGTAAAGTATCTATTGATTTGTGAACCCACTAATTGTCGTTGTTGTGTTCCCAAGTTATCCCAATTTTGTACTAGACGTCTAGCCGCTTTTAGCTTTGGGTCTTGGATCTTTAGGTCTCTTTCAAGTTTAAAAAAGAATGTCTGTGCATCTGAATTAGAGGCAGTACCATTTTTGATCTTATCTAGAAATCTTTTAATTCTTGGTGTGTCTACATTTACCTTATTCATTAATAGTTGGCTTTTATCGCCTGGCATTAAGTTTGGACGTTGTAGACTGTATATTGTTTGGTACAAATCAGTACCACCTGGACTTGGGTTATTAAAGTTACCCAAAGCACGAGTTCTTTTTGCATATTCTTTGGCTACAGGTGCATAGTCATAGTCTTGACTCATAGCATACAAGCTCATTAGACTTACAAACGTATGATCACTAACACTTCTAGCACCTTCTCCAGCTATCTGGTTTCTACCACGGAACATACGGGCTTCACCAAGTGATTGAATAAAGGTTAGCTCTGGCTCAGGTAAACTATGACCGCCTTCCATTAAACTCCACTCTGTTGATGTATATTTCTTTTGCATTAACGAGTCCTTGTCATATTTGCTTGTGAGAAGTTTTTACGATTAACTAACTTAACATCGCCACCCACTACATAACCTTCACCACCAGCTCTGCCATCAGTTGTTGCTGTAATGTCTGCTGGTTGTTGATCTAATTGATCAATAATATCATTCTTTACTTTCATAATATCACTAATGATTTTAAATACTGCTAGGAAAGCCTTTTCATGTTGTTGTATATACTGCAACAGTCTTTCTTTCTTCTTAGCACTAATTTTTGCATTACCTTCTACCCATTGTATAAAGTTTCCGCCTAATCCATCTAGTGTGCCTGCTTTTGTTTGGTTGTTAATGTAATCATATAGCATACTACTAAAGTTTTTCATTTGTAATTCTGCTGGAACGTCAAACATTGCATCAATTTGTCCTGCATTACTGCTAACAAATGTTTCCAGCTGATCTAATCCCGCCGCATCTATTTGTGCAGGGTGTGTAACTACTACTGGTGGTACTACTAACAGTCCACCGCCAACAAATTTAGTTGCATCTACTTTACCTGTATTGCCGTCTAAATCAATATAAGCATGTAATACAACACCAGCAGTTGAATTTGCAATCTGCTGTCCAATCCTACTGTTGGGATCTACACTATACTTTGTAGTATTAGGTGCGAACACTAGGCGTCCCTTTTCCTCTTTGGGAGTTGAGAAGTATAATAGATCACCATGTACAAAGCCTCTATAATTTGAAGGTGTAGCATTTTCAAATTCACTCCATACATTTCTCATACGGTCTGCAAAGTCTTTTTTGTTCTGAACATCTTTTGGAGTTGCGTCTGGTTTCATCTTACGATTAAGAAACATATTGGCTAACTCGTCTGCACTTGTTACTCTACCATTATATGTTGAAGCACCGAAGCCACTTTTATCTGTAAGTATAAACTCACCTGCTTCATTACGCCCAAATATAACTGCTGGAGAACCGTCCCATTTGATGGTTGCATCACCTGGACTTGATTCCATTTTACGCAGAGTCATTAAACTACGTTTTGCTCCTTCACTACCGTCCCAAAGAATTAAATCTTCAACGTGTTGAATGCGAGCTGCCTCCGATAACTTTTTTGGGTTTGGAGTGTATAGGTTATCGGGCTGAACTAGACGCTGTAATCTACTATTACGAGGACGTCTCTTCTTTGAACCTACAATGATGTCTTCTATTCTCATACTTAATCTCTAATCTTTTTAATTCCTCGCATAAATCTATCAGCATCTCTGTTCTTAATGCTTAACATCACACGTTTATGCAAGTCGGTAGCCACTTCTGAATCATACTGTTGATCAATCATCTCTAATAGGTGAATAATACTACTAATTGCATTCACACCTCTACTTTCAAGTAGATTAGTTTTGTGTTTGCTAGGAGCAATACTATTGATTTCTTCTAATAATGATCTTGTACGTTTTTTCATGACTAGTTATCCTTACTATGTGTATTTAGCTATTATTGTTACTTTAGTCTTGCTTCTTAAGGATACTTCTCATCCTATCCACGTTGCCTACTGCTTTTTCAACTGCCATGTTCTCTGATAAATTGTTATCATGCCCTTTAAGTTGGGACTGTCTTTTAAGTTTATCGTGTATTGCACTTGTATTGTTTACAGGATTTGCATCTGCCTCATCATCATCTAAGTCTGTAATCCTTAAACCCTCTACATCAAAGTTTAGATCAACCTTGGATCCAACACCAGCACTACTACGAGTCTTCATAAACTGTATCTGATATCTGCCACGTTCTCGCATTGCATTACTAGTAAAGATACCAATAACATTATCTGCTGTCTGGATTTTACTTAGACCACCTGAGATATGACTATGATCAAACTCTACTTCTTCAACTGCACTACGATTCAACTGTGAGGCTGTTGCAAATAGCAATTGATGTTCCACACCAAAGTTACGCAATTCCTCACTTACAAACTTATCCTTAATAAACAAGTCGCTTGGTGGAACCTTACGTTGTGCAGGCATCATTAGATCCAAGTAGTCAACTAACATTGCATCAATCTTAATGTTGTTCTTTACTTCAAACTCTTTCATATAACTGTTTAGATCATTAACAGTAATACCATTGGGTAACTGTACAATTTGTAGTACTCCAGCTTTCTTACCTGCCATACGAACTTTTAAGTCTACATCACTAACATTTTTAAATACTTCTTTTGTATTCATACCAGTAATCATACTATCAAGACGCATACTACATAGTTCTTCACTAAGTTCTAAACTAATATAGATAACATTATGTCCTTCCAATGCCCAGTTCAATGCCAAGTTCTGTAGGAATAAACTTTTACCACCACCAGATGCGGCCGCAAATATGTTTAGTTCGCCTCTGTTAAAGCCACCATACAGTTTATGATCCACTGCTTTCCAGCCTGTACTTGTACCACCACGTGCAGAACGTACTCTTTCAATACGTTCACTAGGCGAATCCCAATAGTTAGTACCCATATGTTTAGCAAGTCCAACTTGTACTGCATCTTTTACAAGTTTCTCGACAGCACCAAACTCACCTTTTTCCAGTAAGTCAGTACTCTTTAGAATAGCACCTTCAAGAGCTTTCTGTTTACAGAAGTTCTCAAACTCATCTGCAAACCATTTCTTATGTCTATCATCTACATCAGGGATACCTGCAAGTTCTAATCCTGTTGTTGCCATTAACTGTTCACGTTTAGGCAAAGCACCATATTCATTAGCATGTTCTTGTATAAACTCAACACTCTTTCTAAGTGTTCTATCAAAATACTCTGGACTCATAATGTTATTAACACGGACAAATAAGTCTTGATCTTGTGCTAGGAATTCTACAAATAGTTTTTGTATTTCCAATCCATAGTCTTTGTGTTCTGCGTTCATATTTCCCTCACTTACAATATTTCTGAGCCAGTAATTTTATCTTAGTTGGATTGCTTATAGCACCGTCTAGTATACTACGAACTGTGAACAATCTACCATATCGTTCCAAAGCATCTCCGGCGTCTTTACAATCAGTCCATTCAGGAAAACTAACACTCCAACCTCTTTCGATTGCTGTGTTGACTGCCTTAATTCCTGCAAAATCTTTATCTGCTAATAGTATAACACGCTTCTGTAAGTTGTCAATAATATTGGCCTGATCATCATTAATGTTATTACTACCTATAGCAATACCATCAGTTACAATAGCATCTAATGGTCCTTCAGTAACAATAACAATGTTCTTGTCTTTTGTCTGTCTATCTAATACGTATATAAAATTATTCTTGGGTTGCTGATTATAATACTTGGGCATGCCTTCAGGCGGTTTGCCAATCCAACGTGCAGTATAACCCACCACTTTTCCTTTATAATGGAACGGAATTATAAAGCGACTCTTCATTCTACCCGGAGCCGAAGCCGGACTATACATAAATCTATCATCATCAATATTAAATCCACGACTATGTATATACTCTACTGCTTTTATAAAGTCTAAATGTACTTCACCTTTGTAATCGTTAATTGGTTGGGCGCCTTCCGGCAATTCCATTTCTTCCCAATCAATTACAACAGGAGCAGATCTAGCCTCTTTCTTTAGTAGGATAGTAGCAACATCTTCTTCTCTTAATAGTTCTAGTTGTAGTCGTTGTACATCGCTCTCGTCAGCACCAAACCGCAATAGTAGTCTTTTAACTCTATTACTAATGCCTTTACCAGGACTCCAACCAGTCTTATAACCACAGTTAAAACAGTTATAACTAAACTTATCGTCCTCAAATCGAAAACCACCTCTGCCTTTTATGTCTGGCCTTGACTCGCCATTAACCACACACATGGGACAATTGCCATGCGTCCAGCCTGATGGACTGCTAATCCAGTCGATAGGCAGAATAGATTTAACGTAGTTTGTTATTAAACTCATACATATATACTACAGCCTTATTACGACTTTGTCAACCGTTCCGGTTGCTCCTGTTACTTGCCAATTGAATCTTACATAATATAAGTTTGATGTGATTGTAAAAGGTTCAATGCCAGTAAATGCATTGAATTGATGGTAGTCAGTTGCCGCACCTAGTTCTAAATTAAACCAGTCTGAATCATCTGGAAAGGGACTTGTTGCACCCTGTAGGAAGAACTTGCCAGTATAACCTGTTGTATAGACAGCAAACGTAATTAGACCCTGCACCTTTTGATAATGCTTGGGTCCGTTTAGTTTCTCACCAATATTATTAGTTGAGCCATCATATAACCATGTTGTGGTTGTTTGTGTAGTAAGTGGAACGCTAAATGCATCTTCACTAATTTCAACAGTTAGTGTAGGTCGCATGTTAGTATCAGCAAACAGCGGAAGTACTAGGCCTTCAGCATTTTTATATGTTAATACAAGATCATACAATCCAGAATTTGCATCAGCAATATCACTGCTTTTTAGTACAAGTTTACATGTACCTAAATCATAGTCTGTAATTGTACATTCTTTTGCTACAATAGTATTCTTGTTTTCTCTGAATATTAAACTAGCATTAATTGTTAAGTTATTAAGCATGATAGGTTTTCTATCCTGATTCTTAACATAGAACCAAAACTCATTGTCCAAGCCTTTGAACGCTTCTAACTTCCTATAGTTCAGAGGACTGTTAACTGTGGTTCCACGGCTACTATTGTACTGGCTTTGCCCTGTAGAAGTTCCGTGATCCTGTAATGTATACAAATCGCCCGTCTGGCTTATGTTATAACTGGTACTGTAATTGCTCATTTAATGTTCCTTGTATGTAAGTATTTATGTTATCTGGCCTAAAAATTTAGTTGCTAAATAGAAGTACAATGATAACAAAGTATCAAGAATTTCTAGAGGAATATCCCTTCCTGACTGTTATATCCTATGCCGGAAACGAATACATAGGTGTTATGCAGAATATAGATACTCAGATTGCGAGTATGTATGTTTATGAACGACTGAAAAGTAGAGAAGAGAAGTCATTATTCTTAGAGCTTGGTGAAGAATGGTGGTGGGAGACAAATCGTCGACTACCAATTAATATTGCACTTCTAAATAGATGGCCATTCAATTATTGTAGTCAAAGTTTTAACGTTAAACAGATGGAGATTATTACTGGTCCTGAAGTACGTTTAAGTAATTCAATTACAAAACGTATCAAGCGGAGGAGTATTAGTCTTGTGAAGAAGAATCTCTAACTAACTTATTCAGTTGTAGAATAATTGCCATGGCATAAGCATGTGCATGAGCCTTCTTAAAGAAGTAAGCATCGTCTGTTGGCTTAACCCATACACTACTAAACACCGTGTTCCAGTCTTTACCAACTAGATGTCTTTTAGCAGGACGAATAATTGCAAGTACCGCCGCCAACTGTTCCAGACTCTTGGGTTGCATACGCTTCACTACATCAAAGTGATTATGTATGTGGAAACATTGCTTTACTATCTCTTCATGGTTAAGTAAATCCCATTGTACAGGCATATCTAAAAGTTTATCTAGTTCTTCTTTACTTTCAATCCCCTCATATACGTTTACGTTAAGTACATCAATCTTAAAATAACCCAGTTGTTCTGCGTCTTTGTGATCTATTGTACATAAGTCTGTAAATGGATTTGTCGGCACTTCATGGAAGTAAACACCTGTATTGTGCTTTACTTGTTTTCCGTCCCTTGCAATCATTGCCTGTGTGTTCTTAATCATAGTCAATAGTTTGTTTCTATTGGCTACATCAATATCAATATCTGTGTTTACAATCATCTAGCAATTCCTAATACTCTTAACATCAATAGTTTATCATATGCATCTTTCCAACCATTTACTGAAATGGCCGCACCTTTATCTATCTCTTGTGCTAATGGATAATCATTTCCATCTGGATCCATTCTATCTCCCATAAAGTATAACACATCATCATGTGTAAAGTCACGAACTATCTGACTTTTATCACAGTTTTTTGGATAGATATCAATACCAGTTTCACCACCTGGCTGTGCTTTTAGTTTCTTAAACTTTTTATTAAATGCTTTTGCTATTGTGTTACGTTCATTGTGTTTGTTGTCCCACTTTACATAGTCAGCACGTTCTTCTGTTGTAGCATTACGCCCAACAATACTAAAGTTTACCATACCTGTTCTGTGTTCGAAATGTAATCCAGTTCTTAGTTTAAATTCACTTGCATCCAATTGTTCCTGTAGCCACTTATTTGCTATCCTGGATAGTTTCCAAGTATTTGTAAATATATTCTTATCCTGTTGCCATACATCATTGCCACTACAATTGTATACAGTAAGGCATTTGTTGTATAAGTCTTCACCTATCTGTTCAACTGTCTTGGGCTTATCACTACCTGTTACTAGATAAACTTTATTTCTTTGTGCAAACTCCATTAGGAATGCCTTGAATGCTGGATTGATCTCACCTCTACTTGGTGTTAGTGTTCCGTCTACATCGAAAATAAAGTGGTTGTTCATGATAAGTGTGCCTTTTTTAACAATTGTTTTACCCAATTAAAGTCTTTCTCAAATCGTTTCATTTTAATTTGCCATACATGTGGGTCTATGTATTCAATGATCATCTTAATTTGTTCTTCATTAAGGCGGTCAAGTAATGCTTGAGCTCTGTTACTTGCATATAATACCCACGGGCTGATCTTACCACTGCATATATGGAATACCGCCAGATTACTTGGTACTGCGTCAAAATAATTATTCCATTCGTTAGCATTATCTTCTCCCCAATCCTGCATAAAGAGTATAGTACGTTCTACTGCTCTGTCACAACTCTCGCTTTTAAGTCTTTCTTTAATCCATGTATTAAAGTTTCTATCACTACACCATCTATCAATAGCAATATTATTTTTTAATAACCATGTTGTGTATACTGGCACATCATCTATCTTAAGATCAATACAATAACTACCAAACTTTACAAATGCAGTATAGTATTGACTACCTGAAAAATCCTCATATGACTTTTCTTTTTTACTGTTGGTTCCTATCCTATAGAATAACTGATAACTACGGAATGCCAGTTGTACATGCTTGCTGTCTTTTTGTTGGAACCTACGTTTAGGCTCACAGACGTGTACTGCAAGAGTGCCTTCTCTCTTAAAAGTCTTGTTACAGTACTCACATTTAAACATTATTTTAATAACTTTTTAATATCTTTTTTCTCTAATCCATATTGCTCTAGTATATCTGTGATCTCTGC